AGCTCCTAAAATCTCTGCAGATTTTATAGTAGAACCTGAATCTAATTTAATATCGTCAATAATTATCTTGGAATCTTCTCCGGCTCTCATTGCATCTTCTGTAATGAAGTCTTCAAATGTTTTAATAATTTTCATAATCTATATATCTTTTTTAATAGTGTGTTACATTGCGAATGGATCTTCAGCCTCTGGCTCTTCAGCAGTCGTTTTCTTTAATTTAGATTTGGCTGCTTCATTACCTCTAATTTCATCATCACTTAATTTAAGATATTTCTTAACTAAGTATTCTTGATCGAAGTAATATTCTTCTTCCATTGTTTCTTGATTTGTTGTCATTAATGAGTCTCTCATTGTAGCAATAAAGTCTAAACGTTTCTCCATTAATTCCATGTCTTTTAATTCTGAGAATACATTTTCTTCATTAAATCGTAATGCGACTTGTGATTTGAATTGTGGATCGTTTGTGAATTCAGGATATTTAAGACACATTTGAATAAACAAAGGCTTAGATAAAATTTCCATGAATGTAGATCTTAAACGTTTGATAAATTTACCAAACTTAATTTCATCTCTAATCATACCATCAGCAGCAAGATTGAAATCTCCACCACCATCTTCATATAAGAATCTAGAGTAAGGTATTTTTGAAACGTGTTTTAATTTGTCTGAGAAGTATTTAAGTGCTTCTGTATCTGAAAGATCTGGTCCTTCACTGTTTAATGTTTCAATTTCTGGTGATTCACCATCTTTAGAAGGCAGCCAATACTCTTTACTAAATTGTAACATTGGTTTACCATCTGTTGCTAGTGTTCCTGATTCCCAATCAAAATCAACTGATTCTTTATAAGAGTTCATTAACTGAGAAAGCGATTGCTTTGCTCTAGTCTTAGATTTACCACCGACAGGTATAACAAACTTCATTCTAAATGAAGCGTTAGTTACTGCCCATATAACTCTTGTGTGTTCCATTATTCTTAACAAGTTGAATGATCTTGTTAATCTCTCAATATATGAAACTCTTGATGTTGTTGTTATTGAAGAATATGAAATATAGATTATTTGAGAATCATATAACTTTCTTTCTTTAACTGGATCATCTTTATATTGTACCCAAACTTTCTTACCATCTTCGTGGTTATATCCAGGAATAAGTGTAATTGGATCTATTTCTTTAAATCCTATAATCTCTTGTTGATCTGGTGAATAAATAATCTCAAATGCTAAATATCCATCAATTAAGAATTTTCTAAAGAAGTACCATGCTGATTGATCTGAGTTAAACCCAAAATAGTGATACAGTTGTCTAAAATATTTATTAAGATCTTTATCAACGTCGTCTGAAACATCCAATCCTAATATTTCTGGGTAACAGAAAAAGTTTTTATTATCGTATACTATTGATTCATCACAAAGAATATCTAAGATATCTTCAACCTCATCATTAAGTGAGAATTTTCTAAGTTCATCTCTTTTACCTTCATATGCTGTATCAAAGAACGGTATATTAGATCTAAGATTAGTATCTGTCATTGACATTGCTGCGAATGCACCATAGATGTCATCGTTGTCAACGCCAAATGGATTCATTTGACCATAGCCAATTTCTGCTTCCATTGGGCCGATTGCTTGTGACTGTCTTAATACTAAGTCGTCATATCGCATACCGAATGAGGATAAAGACTTCAAAGCATTTGAAATGCTAAAGGGTTTTGATCCGTTACTTAGTGGTCCGTTTCTATCGTTAAATCCTGCCATACTATTATATTATTATGTTCTTGTTATTATATATCTTTTCTTTTTGAGCGCGTTTTTAGGTGCTCTCTGAATGCTTTCTTGACCTCGTTGATTCCAATACCATATAGATCTTGGAAATCACACAATGCGATCTTTGCCCAACTTTCATATGAAACTACTTTCTGGTTCTTTTTCAACTCTGGTATATATTGTCTAATAGCAAAATCAAATCCAAAATGTACTAAGAATTTTACAATATCTTTGTATATTAGTTTTATTTCACTTTGTGTTTTTGCGTTGTTTTCTTTAGATCTACCAGTGCTTGATTTTATTTGACCAGACATACGATCATATACCATATCTAATAAATCCTCTTTAAATTGAACTGGTAATAAATTTAGATTAATACCAACATCTGTTCCGCTCGAATGTGGTTCTAATGCAAGTACTACTGGATTCATATCCCACCATGGTAATGTTTTCATGTGTTTGGGTTTTTCATATCTAAATACATGAATCATACCTGTTTTAAATGGTTTACCATGTTTTGATACAGTATGATCCTTAACGGACTTGACAGCCTTAGCAAACCATTTCTCAGCGCTTTTACGTGCTTTGACTTTTCCGCCAGCTTCTTTGCTTAAATCCTTAATATCTTTCTTTATCTTACCCATTATTTAAGAGACTTTTCTGTTAAGACTATAAACCTCCAACCTCTGTTGTCAGCATACGCCTTCGCATATTTATATTTATCTCTATTTTTTACATACTGCTCTGCCAAAAACTTATATGATTTCAGTGCCTTTTGACTGTTCTTAGTCGGTGGCTTTGGGATAGTGATTTGTGCTTCTGGTTTAATTTCAACCAAGAATTCTGTATCTCCATCAAGTCCGCTAGTTTTCATATAGAAATCTGGGTAGTATTTGTGTTCTCTTTTATCAAATGACCATATGTACCGTATTTCTACAGGTTCACTTGACCATTTAATTACGTCTTCTCTATTATCACATATAATCATAAACTTCCTTTCCCATGATGATCTATAGATTATCGGGAGTGGTCCTATATACTTGTCAGGATTCTTTGGTGTAAAGTATCCTTGTATAAAACCTGAATTATTAGATGGTTTAAGATTTTTTATTGACATTTAGATGTTGAACATTCCACCACCATCATCGCTTCCACCACCTGTTGTGATACGATCTATTGATAATGTGCCTTTGTATTTTTGTGGGTGAATTTTATTCCATCCTTTAGCATATCCTCTCTTTGCAATCTCTGTAAAGTATGCAAATGCATTTGGATATTTAGGGTTGAAATTTCTCCAGTATTTCAAAAGATCTAATATTGCAAACTGTAGACAATCATCCCGATCATCACTGTTAACATAGTTTAATTTGTTAATAGTTCTTTCGGCTAACAACACTAACATCTTCTCTGCAGTCGGTGTGAGTTTGTCGGCATCTTTTGAAAGGACCATTTGATTATATAAATCTTTATTATTTAGGTAATTTTTGCTTTTTTTAGCCATAGTGTAATGTATGTTTAATATTATACTAAAAAAAGCCCAATTGTTTCCAAATGGGCTTATTTAAATAGTTATATGGTTAGATTAAATAGAATCTTCAACAGAAATTTGAAGTTTGTTTTTCTCTATTCTCTGTGGTTCGTCGTTTACGAATACTGTTAATATGTCTGATTTACCCTTTCCGGTAAATTCAAGAGCATCAACTTTAACTTTAGATCCTTTAGGTAAATCTTCAGATTCTACTGTAGTTTCTGCAGTAACATATCCATCATCTCTAGTTAAGAAATCTTCGTTTTGTAAATCGTTTAATTCTTCTGTAATTCTTTCGATTTCAGAATTTAATAAATGATCTGCTGCTTTAATATCTGGTAAGTTTCTGTTAGCTTCAGATAATCTGCCTTTCTGATCTTTCAAAAATGCAATCATTTCATACATCAATTGAGTTTTCTGAGTTTTAAGAGCTCTGCGTTCTTTGTAAGATTCTAAGATGTCTTCAACCATTGGTGTAATATCTGCTCCAGTGTTTTCAGCAACATATTCAACTGCAGCATCTGCTAGTAATTTAGTAAATTTCTCAATCTTAGTAGACTCGTTGAATCTATAAACAAACATGTTGTCTTCTGTTCTCATTGCTAAAACCCTAACGTCTCCGTCAGTTGATTCATTAATGAAATCTAATACACTGTAGTTATTAAAGTTTTTACAAGCGAATTCAAATAAATTAATTGTTTCTTTATCTTCGTACTTAATGTAAGCTGACGCTAATAAAGATTCTGATAAAATCATAGAATCAGTATGTACTAACTCAATATTACCTGCATAGAATTTCTTTTCAGTAACATTATATGAGAAATTAACGATAATTGAATTTTTAAGTAAATCAGTTCTTGTTGATTCTAAAAGTTCTAATTCTTTTTTAACTTCAGTAACTGCTACTTTTTTACCAGATTTCTTATATGATTTAATGTTTTCATTTAAGAAATCAATTTTTTCATTTAAGCCAACTAATGTATCGAAATTAGTTAATGCTGATTCGTCAATATTGGAAATAGTTTTCTTGTTATTATAATCGTAGTAGAATGAAATACCCTCGTTAGTTATACTAAACGTATTGTTTGCTTTAACTAATGATTTGAAATCTTCAGAAACGTTTGCAACTTTTTCTATATGACTTCCTGTCATTTTGAAATTTTGTCCGCCCGCGTGAAATACAAAACCTTGTTTTGACTCTATGACTGGTGAAATAATTCCTTTGTTTAATTTTGCCATTTGTGTTGTTTAATTTTTTATATATATCTTTTGTTTATTCGTTGAATGGTAGATCAGTAGATGAAACGTCTAATGGATCACCAAATGAAGGTTTCAACCTATCTGGCGTTCCTTCTGCAATATCAGATGTATTACCGAACTTAAATATTCTATTTGAATTCTTTCTTCTGCTTGAAGTTCTCAATAATTGAGAATTTGTAGTTAATTCTGTACCAAGTAATGATGTGTCGATTGTGCACTCAGTAATTGGAGCAGTTTGTGTTAAAATCCATGAAGTAGAATCTGCGTCCCATGTATATATTGCACAAGTAGAATCAGTGTATGTTAATGGATTTGGTAATTCACCTTCATATATTGAAGATGGATCTAAAGCTACTTTGTTAGGATCTCCATAATTTCCAGTAACACCACCAGTATATACAGTTCTTGTAAATTTAGTATAAATGTCGTCTTCAAAATCAAATGAAGGTATAAATGTACTGATCTCTAAACTAAATGTTATTTTGTGGTTTTCTTTATCATCAAATCCATATTCGATTGGCTTGTCCTGTGTGTAATCGTCTGGCATCATGTATTCCGATGAAATTCTATACATACCATCATCTATGTGACCTGCGTCTATGTGATAGAAATTAGCCTTGTACATATTTTTGATGATTGATTCAGTAACCTTAAACATATCTAATTGACTAGATAATAATATTTCAATATCTACACCAATTACACATGGAATCATTTCGAATTCTGCAACATACCCTTCCATTAAACCTTGATTATTCATCATAGTATAATTACCGAGATTTCTTTTATTGACTAGTTTTCCAGGATCTACTGAAAATGAAGTTAAGTTAACAATACCTCTTGGTACTTTATCATAATTCCCATCTGCAAATGTTCCATCAGGATCACAGCTTTCTCCATTCATATTGGAAAACAAAAAGTTATCTTTTATAAAATTCTCATCTCCAGCAACGGCATAGAAAAATGGTACATCTATAATAGCCCTTTCGTCATTAGAGACTTGTCTCCAAAAACTAAGCTTACTATTTAGATCAGCTAAAAGACCTACAATAACGTGTCTAATAACACTGTCGTCTTTGTTGTATTTTAAATTATATGTTGCCATTAACTATATATTCTATTTTTATTCAATTGTTTCTATAGTAAACTTAGAGAACCCGTTTTCACGATAAATCTCAATTTTCTTATCAAATATCTCATGTGGTAAAACTGAGTGGTTTATCACAAAGGTATTTATCTTATTTTCTTTTATGACTTGATTAAGAATTTTCAATATGTTATATACTCCATCATTGTCTACAGAACTTAATAATTCATCTAAGAACAATAAGTTCAATTGAGGGAATCTTAATTTAAGTATCTTGATGATTGCAATGATAATAATAAAATCTGCCTTCTTTCTCTCACCAGTAGAAAGTGTCATTGGATTAATATCTTCACCTAAGTGATTAATAATACAATTGAATTTCTCATCAAATCTAATATGGAACGGTAAGTGCATTGTTTGACTCATCGCTGCAATATTTGAATTTAATCCTGGTAAAATAGTTTTGACTGCAAGATTTTTAACACCATCTTCACCTAAAACCCTTTCAACAATTTCCATAAATGCATATTCTGCATTCAATGTATCTTTATTACCAGATTTAGTAGATTCTTTTTGTTCAAAGTCTGTAATCAAAGTCTTAAGGTGTTCAAACTGAGAATCATCTGGTGTATCTTTTATTTTAAGCAATTCAGATTTAAAAGATTTCATATTGTATCTAATATCTGATGCTCTTTGTTCTAATACATTTTTATTGATTCTTAATTGATCAATATTTGATTTGACACTTGTTAATGATTCTTTAAGTTCTTTGATACGATTGGTATCAGTTTCAATTTTAGTACAAAAATGTTCCTTTTGATCCATGTGCCATTGACTATCTAATTCAGTTTCACATGTAGGGCATTTTCCACTCTCATATAAATCTAACTTTTTCTTAAGATATTCAATTTCATGTTTTAATGTAGATGCATCAGATCTTACCGTTTCATAAACAGTTGTATCATATTTGATCTCTTTGTCAATTCCAGTCTTTTCTAGATCTAATGCCTTAACGCTTTCATTAAGTTGAATTAAATTTGTTTTTAATTCATCTATTTTAGAATTGTTCTTTTCTTGTGATTCTTCTAGTAATGTATTAAGTTTACCTTTTACAGATCCTATAGAATCTATAATTTGGTTTAACTCTGATTCGTATGAATCTATATCTGTTTTGATATTCTTTCTCTCCATTTTAATAGAGGTTTGCATATCATTAAGAATAGAGAAACCAAACATCTTATCAATAATTTGTTTTTTATCTTGATTAGACATTGTCAAAAATGACTTAAAATCATTAACTGATAAAATTATAATGTTTTTAAATACATGATATGGTATACCGTATATCTCGTCTTCTAAATAGTCCTGTACTGATTTCTTACCAGCCTTATCAAATTCTACACCATTTAATTTAACACTAAATTTAGTAGGCATTAAACCTCTTTCTATTATAACATTTATAGAACCGCATTTTAATGCGATCTTAACGTGTAATTCTTTGTTAATCCTATTAGGAAGATCTGCAAGTTTAACGCCTTCGACTCTTCCATATAACGCGTATATAATAGCATTAGCAATAGTAGTTTTACCATCGCCATTCTTTCCAAGTGTCAAAAACAATTCAGAAGCATCTTCTTCAAACTCTATTCTTTGTAATTGATTACCGTAAGATGCAAAGTTTTTAAATTCTATAAAATCTATTCTCATATTTCTATACCGTTATTATGAGCACATTGATTATATAGTGCCATTAGTTTTTCTTTTAGTCTGCTTTTAGTTTCTTCATCATCACCTAAACTTTCAACATATACATTACATAAATTCATTATACTGTAATTCTTATACATTTCTTCTACATCATCCATATCATGAAAATCCTTATCGATATAATTATCTTCTTGATAAATATTCGGTTCAAGTTTTCTACTAATATTTTGTATCTTATTAATAAGTTGACTTAATGCATTTGTTGTTGCGATCTTTGATGGGACGAATAAATCTACAAAATTGTTTTTGATCTGATGTTTAAACGTTCCAAGTGGCATATCATATAGCTGCATGATGTTATATTTCATGAACTTAGGTGATATATCATTTACATAAAATGTCTCTGACATGTCTTCTAAATCTACTAGGTCAAATCCTTTAGCATTATTTGCATCAGATCTTGTCAATTGATATGGAGTACCAACCATTAATAACTTACCTTTTTCTTGTCTAAAATGAATATGCCCAGAATAAACTCTTAAATATCTGTCATATATGTTTGAGTCTGTTCCGTGTTGATTTTTAACTTTAGCGTTTAAATAAATACCTTTAACTTCCGAATGACAAAATACTATTTCTGCTGTTGGGTATTCTACAAGTGTTTCTGTTTCGTGATCAGCATCTCTTCTCCATGGCATCATTAATACCTTCCTACCATGCCATTCCATCATTTTAGGTTCTTTATAGATCTGTACGTTTGGTATCCATTTAAGTGAATCTATTGAAGTTACTTCGTTTGAGTTCTTAGCCCAAATATCGTGATTACCACAAATGACATGAACTGGTAGAATTTTACCAAGTTCTTCAAATAAAGTTACCGCGTAGTTTAATACCCTTATATTAATAGATTGTCTATTATCAAAGGTATCACCGACTTGTACTAGTACATCGCCTGGTTTTACGTTAGCTCTAAGATTCGGTAGAAACACATCTTCAAAAAATTGCTTTTGAATTTCTAGCCATTCCATAGAATTAGCTCTTACACCAAAATGCAAATCTCCGAGTATCCAAACTCTTCCTGCGCCTTTCTTTAAAACATGTGCTTCTATCATTCTAAAAAAGTTTCATTATATTCTTTCTCTTTAATATACCTGTTTTCAAATCTAATTCTTGTATTAAATCTTCTTTATATACATTGGAGAGTGAACTGTAAAATTTAGTTGGATTAATATCGAAATAGACGCATAGCTCGCTGAATAAATCAATACGACTGTTTTTTATGGACATTTCATCGATAACATATCCATAAATGTCGTTTATGTCTGCCTTCTTTAAAGAGGTACATTTACCTAATTCATCTACTTTGTTAAATACCTTAAATCTCGATGATTCAATTAATTCATGAATTCTTCTTGCGATTAAATCATAGTGAATTTTATCTTCTTCGTCCTTATTGTCTTTGACATTAGGATCTAGTTCGAATTTTATAGTTGTAAACTCTGTGTCTGGTGATTCGAAATTGTTGTTAAATATTTTATCGTGTGCCATAATTATATACTGTGTAAGTTTGAATTTGTAGTTTCCTCTGTCTCGATCAACCTCATGTAATTCCAATTAATATTTAATTTACACTTGGTTCCTTTTCCTTCTCCATCTCTAATTTTTAATACCTTTAACCAGTATTCTGAGTTAGCTCTCATCATATCATCTTGTATAATACCAAGCATAACATCGGCTGTATGTGAAAGACCCGCAGATTCTGCAATGTCTGTCATTCCAATATCACTTGAATTATAACCATTTCTAGTAATCTGTGTTGCTGTAACTATTAACCAATTATTACGAATACCCATTGCTCTAAGATCTTCTGCAATTTGCTTGATCTTCATATAAGTATTCTCAGTATTTTGGTTTCTGTAGTTTGCAAGAATGTTGATGTAATCAATTACGACTGCACCTACTTTAATTTGTCTTTCTTCTTCTATTTGATTAACATATGCTTCAATATCTAATACAGTTGCTTGTGATGTTGGAAACTGTTTTACAAATAAAGATCCAGGCGGTGTTAAACCATCGCCTACAGTTTCTAATCTTCTTTTAATATGATCTTTGTTTTTAGCCTTATCACCATATTCGTTAATCTCAATAGTTAAAAGATTAGCACCAATACGTTTTACGAATTTATGTGCTGCCATCTCTGCAGTAACTACTACTGTATTTGTTCCCATCTTAACGAAGTTCGCTGCATCGTTTGCTAAGTATATTGACTTACCAATGTTTTGTTCACCTGCATACACAATTAAGTTACCACCTTTGTCATAACCACCGCCTAACATTCTATCTAAGAAATTGTAACCAGTACTAACCTTTTCTGAATCCTTTTGATCATGTGAATCTACATCAAAGAAATCTAAACCTAAATCTGAATTAAATGATAAGTTATTTCTATCATTAATAAGACCCTTAACTTTAGTAACAATACTATCTACATTTTCAGGAGTTACCTGAGTTGTTTTAATGAATTCAATAGTATCGATTAATGAAGTATCAAATGTTCTCCATTTAATCCATGCTTCAGCTGTAGACGTTAACCATTCTTCGTCATATTGATCTAAGTCAACTTCAAATATAAGATTTAATATCTCTTCTGATATTTTAGCTTTAGCCTTTTCATTTCTTTGAATAAGCAAAAGAAGTTGTTCTCTTTTTGGAGTTTCGTTAAACTTCTCAAAGAACTTATTAGACAATTGACTTAATATATCAATTTCCTGTGATGTGTAAAATCCGCTTTTAATACTCTTTAAGTACTTTGTCTTAATTAAAGAGAATCTAAAGAATATTTTTTCAAAGTCTTGTCCGAATTGCATAGTTATTAAATGTTGAAGTTATTGTTTTTTATATGTGCGAAACATATTTTGTTTTTATACCCTGTAGTTTTGAGTTATTCAAAAGGGTTTGTTTTTATTTTCCAAGATAACTTATCTTGCTCAGTGTTGAGTACATCTACTAAATCTAATTTTACTAATTCTGTAATAGATTCTAATAAATGAGATTCCTCTGTTTCCGGAAATCTATATGTTTTCAGTGCATGTAATGTAAAGTTACCTTTATGCCTGTCTGGCATCCTAACACATAGTTTTATTTCTGATAATAATAAATCGAAGGCAGTCGGGTAACCTGGTAAGTCACTCTCGATGCCTAAGACATATTTTATAGGTAACTTATCTTCATTAATCTTCATCTTCTAATATAGATTCAAGATCAATTTCTCTACCTTCGGTATTATAATTGAATACAGGTTTAATTCTTAATTCAATTTTATCTAATATCTCTTTGGTAAATACTTTTTCAGAGAAGAATTCTCTAGTTGGAACAGTTTCATCTAAATGTTTACAAATCCAATTTCTTGCTGTAGATTTTGGAGTTTTAACACCTTTTTCAATAGTACCTTTTGCAATACCTATTTCTTCCCAATCAATATACTGTTCTAATCCAACATATGCATTCATTCCTTCTGTAAAGTGTAAATGAAATTTAATGTTATGTGGTTTAGCAAATCTATTCTTATTAGGTTTAGCTGTTACAATAATCCCTGCTTTTTCACCACTAGATTCTTTTAGTTGTGCTTTACCTAAATATAATACGATTGACGCAGCATATTCAGGTCCTGTACCACCTCCGGCTACTTGCCTTGAGATAAAGTCTTGTGTTTGATATGTATGATTAGTAAAAATGAAAGGTATCTTAAGATCTGCGAGAGGCGTCATTATGATCCTGAATATAGATTTTAAAACCTTAGATCTTGTCATATCTGCCTTTTCACTACCAGATCTAGCATCATCAATTTCTTTTTGTGTAGCTAAGTTACCTGCAGAATCAAGAATCATCATGATCTTTGGCGTTGTACCACCATTTCTCTTAACTTCTTGCATCTTACTTGTTAATGTAGTAACTGAAGTTCTGAATTCTTGTACAGTATTAATTGGTTGATAATTTACTTTAGAAACATCAATACCAAACTTAACCATTTGATCTTTATCAACTGCTGCTTCTGAATCATAATAGATTACAAAATATCCCATTTCTATTGCTCTTTTTACAGAGTTTAAAACTAAGAATGTTTTTCCTGTACCTGATGGTCCTGCAATTGAACATGTTCTACTATTAGGCCAACCGCCGAAAAGTGAACCACTCACGCATGCATTTAAATGATAATTACCAGTGTCGATCCACTCTGTAACTTCACTAAATGTGGAATTTTCCATTATTGAACCCAATGGATTCAAATCAGCCAATTCTTTGTTTAAGTCTTTGAAGCTAAAATCTTTTTTTGCCATTTTTATATTGTTATTTTTATATTATATGATGAAACATTGAATTGTTTCTTATTGTTCAGGAAACGCCTCACGCTCTCGAAGCCTAAGTTCATTCAATTCTGCTACGGTTGTATCAGCCTCTTCCTTTAGAGCAATTATTCTTTCTTGAATACTTGACAATCTATTTAAAATAAGAGTGTACTCGTCAACATATTCCTGTTGTTCGGTTGTTAAATTTACTTCCATAATTGTTTCTTTTCAAACATATCTATTTGTCCACTTAGTTGCTCATCAGCAATTTCTTGACTTTGAGCTTTTTTCATTTTCCATACAAGTTCTCTGACCTTTTGGCCAAATGTCATGTTGTTTGGATTTTCCTTTTCTAGTAAATATATTAGTTCTTTTAATTCCATAATGTTAAAATAATGCCGAAGCGTAAATTAGGTTAGTGTCTAGCGTTTGTAATCCTATTGCCGTAAGCACTCTATTCAATGGATCAATCATTGCTTTCTCAAATTGAGTATCGTAGTCCACTTTTGGTGCAATTTCATAAGGATGTTCGTTTGGTAGAAATGCATAAACCTCACTGATTGTACCAATACAATTGTAGATCTTAAGCTTTTCACCATTTCCAATCAGCTTATACTTATTTTTATACTTCTTATTATTATTTAAAATATAATTATAGTATCCTGCTGCTTTTACATTTGCTGGACATTTTAGCCCAATCTGTAATTCTTCTTGATCATCTAAGATATACTTATCAATGTTGTTAGTTCTCTTATTAAATGAAATATTATCTATGTCAGTTAATTTGAATTCTTTCTTACATTTTTTCATATACTCTACAAGCAATTGTAACTCTGTTGCAGTTGGTTGTATTTCTGATCTAAACAATATCTTAAGGCATTCTACTAAACGTTCTCTAGCAAACTTAGGTGTTGATGATTGTATTGTATCAAAACCAATTGTTTTTACTTTCTTAAGAGATGGATGTCTATCTGTTACTGCTAGTTTATCGTCCCATGCAATGTTTTGAATGTATTTTTTCTTTGACATCCAAATTCCATTATATGCAAGAGATTCTAATTCAAACATTAAGAAGTTATCTGTGTTTCTAACATCTGCATATTTCTCCATGCACTTTGTGATGTAGTCTCTTAATCTAAATGCATAGAACGCAAGAATAAACACATCAATTTCCATCTTCTTAGATTCATCTTCCCAAATAATAGATTCGTATAAATCTTGAAACTGTACATAACATGAATCAGTATCAATATAAATTACTGAGGGTTTTTCAATCTTACCCTTGACTTTAATATTGAAGTGATTATGGACTGCAGTGTCCTTGTGCCAAAAATCATTAACATATTTGTTAAGTATTGTTTCAGAATAAAGAATTGCATTTTTACCTTGTTTAGTTATAGATTCTGCTATGTCGATGTTGAAAAAGTGAAACCATTTGTTACCGAATGCACCATAAATAGAGTTAAGACTTAGTTTTACAGCCTGTTCATAAGCAGTGAATTTAGCAGAAAGCTGCTTGTAGTGGTCTACAAGCAACTTCGCCTCATCATCTGTTAGTTGATCAATTGATTTATTTTCTAACTCTTCTATATTCATTTATTATGCAGTTTGGCATGTAGAGATTGTCAAAAGAGTTTCTGAATCGTTTGATTCGAAAACTACCTTAGAATCTGAAACATATACAGTTTGTTCTTCTTTGTCTAATAGATTTAAATACTTCTTGTAAACTGTAACTGCACCATTACCACTTGTATCGGGCGTAAGTACTACATTAAATGATTTCCCGCTTACATTAATTCCTGCAACATCAGATTTGATACCGAATGTTTCGTCTTTGTCTAAACCAAATAGGTTTTTAACTTTTCCGATTGAATGTGTATCTAATTTAAAATCAAAATTAGAATCTTGTCTTGCAAAAATAGTATCACGTTGTTCTTTTGAAAGATCTTTAAATCCTAAAGAAGGTTCTGAACATGATAATGTAATTTCTAATTCGTCATTAAAGATACGTAATGTTGATGCTACGAATTCTTCATCGTTTTCAATGAATTCGAATTCACCTTTGATAGCATCGTGTTCGAAGTGTTTAATAGCTTCAATAACTTTGTTACCCTCAAAGAATGCAATCTTCATTTCTTTGTCTGTATCTGGCCATTCACTTACTTGGAAGATTTTATCTGCAGCAATAGAGTGGTGCTTTACAGCATCTCTTTGTGGAAGATAAACAGTTGAATGGATTTGACCCTCTTTTATTTTCATATAAATGAATGAGTCGATTAGTTTAACGCGATTGATAAACTCTGTTAGTGCATGTTGGTCAATGCGATCAATTTGTAATTTCATAATTGTTATTTATTTAGATAATGATATTTGAATATTATACCTATAACTATGAAATAGTTTCATAAAAAAAGGACATACTGTTATGGTATGTCCTTTGGTTAATTTTACTTTAAATTTTAATATTATCTAAGACCTAATTCATCTCGTAAATCTTTCCAGTAAAAATCAGCAATGATTTCTTTAACTGTCATTTCATTATTTTCACCCCAATCAGATATGTAATCAAACATTACTTCTTGGCTAAAATCGTCTTCGTCTAATTTACCATCCATGAATTCATCTTCATATGAATCATAAATGTCATCTGCAACCTCATCAGTAAACACTCTAAGTTTTTTAATGTCTGATGATGAATATTTCTCGTTTAATGTTGAAGCAAATGCTTCAAATAATTTTACATGTTTCATAATTATTTTGTTTTGTTTTGTATTATTTTGTATTATTGCCAGTCTCCGCCGTCAATTGAACCACCATCTATTAAAGATGTGAAATCATCAACTGATGTTACTTCACTTGACCATTCTTGACCACCGTAGTTATCTTCGTCTGACCAAACTGCAGTACCATCCCAATTGAATGTGTATTCGTTGCCATCATCAAATGGATTTTCACCAACAATTGATATAATATCACCATCGAATGATGCATCATATTGATTTTCTAAGTTTTTAAATTCTTTCTTAAGGTTTACTTTAGCTTCGTTGATATTTGCAACAAACGCTTCGAATAATTTTACGTGTTTCATAATTGTTTTGTTTTGTTTAACATGTTCTGATATTTCATCTGCTTCATAAATAAAAACTGATGCCTTTGATGGTGCAACCTCTATTGCAGATCCTACGTAAATTTGAACATACTTGTGTTTTGCTAAATCGACAACTGCGCCCCATTCAGAATATTCAGCTGCATCTTCTTTTCTTTCTTCAAATGAATCTTCAGGAGCATCTCCGTATTCTATAGATCCTTCTGATTTATGACCATATGCTGTACCATCTGTTAATTTAAAATCGTTCATTTCAAATTCAACTTCATCATCATCAAAATCAGGATCTTCTTTTTGTGCTTTTTCTAGTTCTGCTAATTTCTTTTTAGCTGCACCTTGATTTAAATACAAGTGTATTACTCCATAATCTGGTGTATTTTCTGTTACTGCGAATGCTTTTGCCATAATATTATATTTTAATTTATTTAGTCCCAGTTTTCTTCTTCTTCTGGCGCATGATCATTAACGAAATCTATGAAGTCTTCTGCTGTTTTAATTTTGTCGCCATCATCAGACCTTGCAATCCTTTGGTCTTCACCATTTGCTGTTTCTTCTTCAGGATACCATGTGAATACCACTGCGTAGTCTTTGTTTTCTTCAAAATCCCATACTGTTATTTGGTTTCCGTCTAGCGTTACATTATAGAAGTAATCTTTGATCTCTTTGAATTCTTTCTTATAAGATTTTGCTTCGTTTACTGTTGAAGCAAATGCTTCAAATAATTTTACGTGTTTCATAATTGTTTTGTTTTGTTTGTTGTATTATTAGGTTATATATCTATTTTTCTTTAAACAAAACGAAGCCGGGAAGTAGCGAACCCCCGGCTTCTATCCGAAAACTAGTTTCGGTCCTAAGAGTGGTATTCAAACCACACCTTTATTTTAACCCTCGCAACTTGAACATTCAAGAATATCTCTTGCAAATGATTGCGCTGAACTTTGACTAAATTGATAGTAAAGCGTCTTAACGCCTTCTTCATGTGCATATAAATACAATTGATTAATATCCTTTGCTGGTACGCTTGGATGTATCATAATGTTTAACGATTGTGATTGATCAATGAACTTTTGTCTCTGTGCCGCTTGTAATACGATTTCTTTTGGAGATAACTCAACAAATGATTTGAAAACTTCTTTAGTTGGAAAGTCTAAGTGTTGGACAGATCCATCTCTTTTTAAAATATCTTCCCAAACTTGTGGAGTATTTAAATCATATTTGATTAATTCTTCAATAAGGAATGGGTTCTTATAGATAGTCTTTGACTTTGCCAAATCTTTAATAAAATAATTAGATTTGATTGGTTCAATACCCATAGAAACTTGTCCTAATATAAAAGAACTTGATTTAGTTGGTGCAACTGCAAGCAATGTTGTGTTTGCAAATCCAGGTCTAATTGATCTGTAACCTCTTTCGTCATGTAACCATTTAGATGCTTTTTCACTTCTTTCTTTTAAAGTACTAAATATATCATGATTTAATCCCTTTGCTTGAATAGAATCAAATGTAATTAATTTAGATTGAAATAACGAGTGGTATCCAAGTACGCCTAATCCCAATGCTCTGTGTTGTTCAGCAAAACGATGTGCTCTTGCCATACCTGGCATATTTGTAGATTTCTTAACGAATTCATCCATTACTGCATTTAAGAATAATGTGTATGTTTCGATTGCATCAGTATCTTTAATTTCATCCCAGTGTAAAAGGTTAATAGAACCTAAGCAACATACGAATGAATTAAAAGAATCTGTTGGTAACTGAATCTCACTACATAAATTAGATGCTGTGATTTCTAAACCTAATTCTTTATATGGTGAATTGTTGTTTGAATTATCTTTAAACATAATATAAGGAAAGCCAAATTCATTTCTCTTTTGAATAATCTTTGCCCATATTTTACGCTTATCAGAATCTCCAGCTTTCATTTCTGCAATCCATTCATCACCAACAGTAACTCCGAATTGTAAGTTTTGAATAGGATTACCTTCACTACCAATATCTAAGAATTCTAAAATATCATTGTGTTCTACTGGTAACCAAGCTGCACATGCTCCACGTCTTGCTTCTGATTGTTTACATACATCAACTGTTGTATCATACATTCTAGCATAGTGTACTGGTCCATCTGCTGTACCTCCTGTTGAAATATTAGTTCCTCTTGATCTAATATTTCCTAAATATACAGAAGTTCCTCCTCCGTATTTTGACATCATTCCTATTTCTCTACTTCCATTTAAGATGCTATCTAATGTATCATCAACGTTTGATCCATAGCAACTAACAGGAAGTCCTTTATCTTTTCCAAAGTTGATCCAAACTGGAGTTGATAAACTATAGAATCCGCGTTCCATATAATCTTCGAACTTTCTCGCAAATCCATCAATTTTTAAATATCTCTCTGCTGTATTTGCGACATCTTTAATTCTTTGCTCTGGGGTTTCGTCAATATAACCCCTTGAAAGAAATTGCCTACTGTCTTCGTTAAGCCAGTAATTCTTTTCGTATTCCATGTGTTTTAGTTTTTTAATAATTTTAAAATAAATCGTCTTCAGTTATTGACTTAGACTTCTTGTTGTAATCTACGCTTTTCTTATAAAAGAAATCGCCTTCTTTAGTTGATAGTATCTCTACGTCAAACCATAATGATTTTTCTAATTCAATAAGATCAATATCAAATATTGATTTCATTCCAATTCTATTTAATGAATTGTTAAATCTGTTTTTAATAAAGTTTTTAATATTTTCTTTAGATAAGAAATCAAGTTCACCTTTTTCAAATATCCAATCTAATATTTTGCATTCTGCTACATATGCTTTTTTACATGCTGAATCTATTAGTTGTTCGAATTCTTCATCGAACCATTCAGGATTCTCTTCTTTAATAATATTGATCAATTCAGATCCAAAGTTTCCATGAATTTCTTCTTCTTTACTTGTAGCTTCGACAACATTAGAAATACCTTTAAAAAGATTCTTCTCTTTATTGAAAGACATCATAATAAAGAATTGACTAAACAAACTTACATGTTCAATGAATAAAGAAAATAATAACACTGATTTTGTGTACATTTTATTGTCTCTGCTTCTTGTTCCATCTAAATATTTAGTCAAGTATGCAATTCTGTCTTTAATTGCAGGAATCTCTACAACATGTTCGAACTCTTTTTCAAGTCCTAAGATTAATAGTAACTGTGCATATGCATCTTTATGTCTTACTTCAGATTCTGCAAATGTCATTCCAACATCTCCGATTTCTGTAATTGGCATTCTTTTATAAAGATCTGCCCAGAAAGTTTTAACATTTACCTCTATTTGCGCAATCGCAAGCATTGATCTTTTAATAACTTCTCGTTCTTTGGTTGAAATCTTAGTTTTAAAGTCATCGATATCTGTTGTAAAATTAAATTCTGTATGTATCCAATAAGAATGTCTGATAGCATCTTTATATGCTAAAAGCTGTGGATATTGATATGGTAAAATGTTTACTCTTTTTTGAAAAATATCGCTCATATAAGTGTTAAGTGTTTTGATGTTAATTATATATCAACTAAATATACAATGTAAGTATTATTTAATTCTATTTAATTTTTTTAATTTCTTTTCTAGCTTAGCAGCCTTCTCGTAATACGCATAAGAGGTCTTTTTATAGTCCTTTCTTTGCTCATATAAATCTGCTAATATTTTTTTAAGAATAGAATCTTCTTTTTTGAATACCACTCCGTTTTCACAGACAATTACCTTTTTGTCTTTTCGTCTTGTTGGAATTTCTGCTTCAGGTACTTGCTCAACATATGATTCGGGGGAAATATTAAATTGTCTCATTATTGAAGGATATAGCGATGCAAAATCAAATGCACTTACTCCACTATAATATCCAACAATTGGTTGCTTAACGAAAGCTCCTTCGAATTTACCTTCTTTAAGAGCATCGGCTTTACCATATTCTACACCAATCTTTTTATTCTGTTCTGCAAGTTTTCTTGCAAGTAGTGATTCTGTAATCGCAACAGGTGATGATGCTTTATATAATGGCATCTTAGTAATGGTTGCTAGAGTTAAAAGAACTTCCATCGATTTTAACTGTTGATCTATATAGTATACTAAACATGAATCGACTACGTTGTAATAAATGTACTTAGTAAAATCATTTTCATATAGTTCTTGAAGTCCTCCAGAATATTTAATTTTCTTAACATCTAAAACTGCTCCTGAAACAAAGTCTAATGAATTAGATTCTTTAACAGCAACCGATCTATCATATTTGTCATATAATTGCATGTAATCTAAAATACCCATATGTAATGGACGACTATCCTTTCTATCTAACGCACCAGTGATTGCCACTTGCTCCATATCGATCTGTAATCGTTTACATCTATTGACTATATACTGCCAATCATAGTTGATGAAATTCCACCCTGTCATCATTGGGAACTTAGGTAAAAACTTATGCAAAAACGTATATAACATATTATACTCATTATCAAATTTATGATATGAGAATTCCCAATCTTGGTCGTAGTCTTTGAAATGTTTGTTGGTATCTGCCTGTATTTTCTTCATATCTTCCTGAGACATGTCTTCTAATCCTAATACAATTGCTTTACGTTCTGGTGTAATTATTGAAAACGATAGAATTCTAGTTTTAGCTTCTTCTGCTTTTGGGAAACCATCAACTATTTCTGTTTCAATATCTACAAA